AATGGTCTTGAATTTAAATTAATTACTGAAAAAGATTTAGGTCAATACTAGGCTAATAGGCCTTGTCTCAATGCGATAGGGTCGGTCTCTGTATTTAATTGATAATTATTACTTTCTTGTTTAACACTCTTACTAGATAGGTCAACTTTCTTGGCGTCAACAGCAATGTTTTGACCTGGTCTTGTATCTTCTTTTTGCATTTTAGCCTGTTCTTGTAAAAATACTTGACCTTGATTAGCAACACTTCTTTCAATTAATTTTTTTAATCCTTCGGGGTCATCTTTGTATAATTCTTGTACATCTTTAAAATCAAATTGTAAACCTTGATTAGTACCTAATTTACTTAATTGTTTCTCTGCAAATTCAGCTTTAGCATTAGCAGCCTTTAATTCTTGTTTTGCGTCAAACTCTGCCTTTTCTATATCAGTATGGTCAGCTAAATCTTTTAGTTTACCCAAAGCAGTTTTTTGTTGTTCTTCGTCTTCGGCCTCTCTTGCCATTTTAGCATACATCAATACTTCTTGAGCCTCGGCCTGTTTAAGTTGTGCTTTTGCTAAATCATCTTGTAATTTTTTTGCCTTTTCTAATTGGTCACCACCAAATCCTTCTTTATTTAAAGCGACATCTTTTATAACACCTTTAGTATTACCTGCCTCTACCTCTTTTTTAGCAAAGTTTTGTATTCTATCACTAAACGCTGACATTTTCTCAAATATATCTTTACTATCTTCACCAAAACCACCTTGACTTGCAATTGATTTTAAAGATTCAATTGTATTAAAGAAGTTGCCTGATTTAGTTCTATCAGACATAATATCTCTTAATGCCTGGTCACTATAGCCAATTATTGTATCTGCTAATGCTTTTAATTTTGTTTGCTGTGTTTTATCAGCAGTAAATTTCTCTACACCTTTTTGTTTTAATTGTTCTTGAGCTTCGTCTGTAGCGACAGAGGCCTGACCTATTGCTGACAATTTACCTAATCTAATACCCATTCTTTCAAGTAGACCCTCTTCTTCTTTAGCAGCCCACTCGCCCATTTCTTTACTTAATTTTTCTGTTGTCTTTTCTAATTTATTTAAAGTTTCTTCTTGGTATTCATCTATCTTTTTTGTAATAAACATTGCACCTGCACCTAGAGCAACTGCACCACCAATACCAATTAATACAGGCAATGACGCCAAGGCAGTACCAAATGTTGCTACTGCACCTATTTTAGAACCAGCCAATAATGCACCAACTTTACCTGCTGTAAATATACTAGCAGCTGCTGTACCTATGGCTGCACCTGCAAAATCTGAATCTTTTACTTTCTTTGCGTCTAAATTACCTGAAATATAACTTGCAACTTTAGCAATATGGCCTGCTGTTGCACCTACGATAGCACCAGGTATACCTGCAACACCAAAACCAACAGCAGCGCCTACAAATTTGTTCTTAATATCTTTTTTAGATGATTCAGTTAGTTCTAATTCAAACTCTTTATCAATATATTCTATCAGAGGGCCGGATGCTACAGCTGCCAATGCACCATAAAATCCACCTTTTAATAATTTCGTACCTAAAGCTGCACCAGCAGCCTTCAAAGCGGCACCTGATAATAATGTTGTACCAAGACCAAGTGTTAAAAAATCTTTCATTTTTTCCATATCAAATTTTTTGGTTACGTCTTCACCTGTTTTTTCACCAGTATCATCACCAATTGTACCTGTTCCAAGTCTTGCTTGTTCTTTAGCAAGTTCAGAGGCTTGGTCTCTTTCTCTTCTTTCTTTTTCTTCAGCTAAATCTATTTGTGATTGTAATAAAAAACCTACAGCAGCGACTTTTTTAAAAGTTCTTTCTGTGTTATATGCTATAGACTCTAATAGTTTAAAACCTGGTCTATTTTGAGGGTTTTCTTCAGGTGCTAATATTTGTGGTGGTGGAGGCAACATAGCAGCAACATTGGTCAATGAAGAACCAACTTGTTTTTGCATTGTATTGACTATACCTTGAGCTGCTAAAACCTCTGCCATTACTCTTTACACTTCTTACAACTACAACTATTGCAACATAAAACTAATATATCTTTACCATCGCCATCTTTGTATGTTTGTGTACACGTTTCACCACAATGTCTATCGTGTCCACAATTATTGCAAGCCATTTGTGTACTCCTATTTATTTTGAATCTTACTTGATTTACCGTTTACATATAAACCAAACCAGGCAGCGCCAGCACCAACAACGACAGATACAAAACCTGCCTGTGCGTTATTAGGAGCTTCTAGTGCCATAAACCAGGTCATAGTTTCATAGAATACTAGACCATATAGTACCATCATTAATCTAGGTACGGTTCTCCAGTTTGATAAGAATTGTGGTAGTTCTTCTTTTAAAAACCACCATAGCCATTTGATTTTATCAACGGCTGATTTTTTTTGTTCTTCAAACATTATTGTTTCCTCTCTCTAGCCTTTTCGTTCTCTTCTTTAATATGAGTTACCAAAAGGTCTACATATATTTCCCTCTCCCAAGGTAGCATACCCTCTAACTCTGTTAGAGAATATTTATGATGTTGCATTAACGCAAAATTCACCTTAAAGTAATTCTCTAAGCTGTCGTGAGAGAGGGCAATACGAAAAAATCCTGTGCCCCTTTCATCACTACCGTACTCTTTACTTTAGTTTTAGGGTTTTCAATCTCAACTTCGTGTCTCAATTGTGGCATAGTCTCAAAAAAATTATTGATTTTATCAAAAGCTTTTCTGTCTAAACTTTCTAAAAATTTATTCATTTCTTCTTTTGAATAATCACTAACTTTATGTTGAGTTTCGCCTTCATATACTGAATCAATACATTTAATAATCATATCAAATAATTGCGCTGTTTTTAAACCTTTTGTATTCAAAGCAGGGTCAACGGTGTCAATTGTAGGATATTTCATCACTAGGCCAATATTCTTATCTTCATCAATAATAATATTGTTAGTGTGTTTATCATCTACTTGTACCTCAACTTTCGTCAAATCTACTTCGGTGTTTACGTAAGTTTCTTTGTCGTCTTGACATAGTAATCTTACATTTGCTACCTCACCAACTGATTTACTTCGTATTTGTAAAAATACATATTCTAAATCAAACGTTGGTATTTTACTTGCGTCTAAAGAACCAAACGTACAAGTATTAACAATCTCTTTGATTGCATTTTTAATTTCCTTGTCATCTTGCGTCTCTAGTGCTTGTAATAAAACCTTTTCCTCTTTTACCAGAAATGGTCTATACTTTACAACAATATCTGCTGAAGGTAACGTCAACTCATATGTCGCTGTTTCTAATATAGGCAATGCCATAATTTATCTCCTTTATAATATATTAGCCAAATGGTGGGAATAATCTACCACCTGTCACTTTACCAATAGGTAAAGAACGTCTTGCCACTTGTAAGGCGTCTCTGCCTGCTCTTCTTAATTCAGGCGGCAGTTTACCTAATAAACCACCAAACAAGCCAAAATCTTTTCCTGCTTTTATTGTAGGTACATCACCAAGTGATTTACCTGTTGTTGCATTATTAACTTGGTCCATTGTTAAATTTATCCAAGTTCTAAAATTCAATGTAATAGGTACTATCGTTTGTTCATCTGCACCATAACTATACTCAATAGAACCAATAGTTTGAGGGTAAACTTCAGACAATCTTACTGCGTATGTCACTCTTGCGTCATCATCTTGTTTTGCGTCAAACTGACCTAATGTCAAAATATCCATACTGCCAACATAGTCATCATAAAATCTCATTGAGTGACTTTCTTGACTAATTATTTTCTTTTGCCAATTTTCAAAAAATAATCTTTGTCTTAAAAATTTATCTGCATAAAAAGAACATTCTATTTGACCACTAAAACTATATGCATAAGGCATTTCTCTTTTTGGTCCGTATGTTCTATGTGCTACCGTGTTTATATCTCTGTTTGGCAAAGTCACAGCATTACACATCATATTAATACTTTCAAGTGTTTGTTTACTTTCTAAATCATTATTAGCGGCCGGTAGAGTACCGTGCCTAATTGCCATAGGGTCGTTTCTTCTATTGATGGCCTCCTGTGCAATGTTATTAGGTAAATTTAATCTAATAACATATCTATTTGGTCTAGCAAAGCCTTCACCTTGATTTATTTGTGATTGAAACCTTTGCAATACGCCAGCACCACCTGGTTGCCTCTGCAATCTAGGGTCTTTATGTATATCAATTAGTGACCTATCTCTAGGTAAACCAACTCTGATATCAAAATTACCTATACGTCTACCGCCTCTTAATACCGCCATTTTAGTCCTCTATTAATTTACAAGTCTGTTTGTTTGCTTCTAAACCATTACCTTTATTGTATAACCAAACATATGAATATACAATATCACTATTTTTCTCAACGCACTTTTTACCAAATGCCAATCTAGGCTCTTTTGGTATAGAACACGCCGATAATGATAATACAAATAACATTGCAAATAATATAAAATAATTTTTCATTATATTTTCCTTCTGCTGTCTGCAAATACTTGACCAAGACTTGCTTTTTGAAATTTTGCTACTGGTAGATATATTGCAATCGCCATTTCATCTACGTCAACTCTTAAAAAATTGCTTCTTACATATCTAAAAAGATATTTTTTAATCGCTGGTTTAATTAGACCAATATTCTTTACAGCGTCATACGTCACTTGTAATCTTGTTGATTGGTCAAACTTCGTGTTCGTACTAAATTGCTGTAATTGGTCTAATAATTTATATCGTAAACCATAGGGGAGATAGTGAAAGTTTAAACCTATAAAACCTCCTCTAAACGTGTCAATTGGCAACACTAGTGGAAACGTATCATAAAACGGTAGTTTTGCTTTAGTTTTAGGGTCATAGATAAACATTGACATTCTACCTGCACTTGGTTTACCTAATAATTTACCGTCTCTCATTAACTTACCAGATGTTGCTCTATCTGCAATTAATGAAGCTGCATTACGATACCAAGACGCCGATTTAAGTTGTTTGTCTTGTAAATCAACTAGTGGATTAAATATATTTACCATACCACTATTTATAAGAAAACCCTTAGCGATTTCTCGCTAAGGGTTAAGCATTCGTGATTGTGAGAGAGAAAGATTAATCTTCGTCTGCTAATTTG